AGGAATTAAGAGAAATGTCAACTTCACTCGGTATATACGATGAAATACCAGACAGAACCGCTTTTTGTGGTAGACATATTCAGGATAAATAATGTTAACTTATATAAATGGCTACACCTATTTCTAGAGTCGCTATATTCTTAACAGCATGGATTCTCATATTAGCAACGACGTATTCACCAATGTTTTCAAATGATGGTGATGTTAATGCAGCTTTGCTTACACTCGTCATACCAAACGTTTTGTTTTTCATCATAGACCGTTTAGTTCTTAAATCGGATGCGGGTTATTTCTTGGTTTCAACAGGTATAGCTGCTGGATGGACGTTTATGGTAAAAGAAATTGGAGGTAAAAAAATAAAAGATAAGTTCAAAAACTACGGGAAAGATAGAAAAACTTCGTTAGAAGTTATGGGAATTGTTCTATCTGGATTTTTACTGGGTGGAATATTATCGTATAAGTTTGTAGACGATAGTATTTACGATCACTGGTATAAAAAAGCTGTTGTATATGAACAAAACTCAAAAACCTATTAAATGTAACGACGAACAAAGTAAAAAACAACAGCTGCAACTAACCCCGTTGATCCAAGACCAACCATAGTTCGAGCACCACTATCGTTTAGGAATCGAGGAACCGTCGTCGCGAGTTTCTCTTGAACTGGCTTACTAATCGCCACCGCAGTACACGCAGCAACTAGCAGCGCCTGCATCTGGTCGTCAGTAAGATCAAATGGATTTTTAGAAGACGTTTTCTTTTCTTTTTCGGTATGTGTACTTGTTTGTGGTTGTTGTTGCAAAGCCATCATAGGCGCTTGCGCTTGCGCTTGAACCATTCGTGGATCCACGGCCATCATAGGTGGCTCGAGTGGTTGTTCTGGTTGACCCATAATATCAGAAATAGGTGTAGAGTCCATCGTTTGTTTATTTTCACTCATATTTTTTTCTGGCGTTATATTTTGCGGATTATCTTGAAACTGTATGTTATCGGGAGGTTGTTGTACAAAATTACTCGATTGATTGTTATTTAACGATACCATACTACTATCACCCGTATCCGATAAATTCATTGTCATAACATCGGTCATTTACTTACTGTGTGTATTTTTTGTTTTAATATGACACGCATTAGCCTGATGATCTAAAAATATAAATAACCAAAAAAAGTAAAAGTAATAATAGTAATAGTAAAATTATAGTATTATATTTAAAACGTTTGTGATTATACTCTACTATTTCGTATCTTTCTAAAGCGGCTCTAGAAAATTTTTCCCTGTATGTATAATGACCAGGTATATCGTTTATTGCATCGTTAGTCTTTAAATTTCGTTCATTTTCAGGTTTAATGTATATAGGTTTTTTATTAAAATCTTTAATAAAAATTAAATTAAATAATATATCTTCGCCGTTCCATATAGGTTTAGCTTTCAAGGCAAAATCGTTCATTTTATCCTTTTTATCCATGAAATTTTTACACAATTGTTTATTAGTCATCAAAGTTTGAGTTAATACAATTAATATATCGCCTTGTTCTGGTTTTTTGTAGGATAGAATCTTATCTTTATATCCATTTTTAAAAGATACGTATCTTTTTTCGGTACCAATAACTGTATAGGGATCCTTTTTATATTCTTCATATATACGATTAACGTAATTCTCTGAAGGTAATCTATCGTCATCTAAAATTAAAATACAATCATTCTTTGCATGTGTCGCTCTTAAAAATCTTCGTGCAACACCTAAAGTATCATTTAAATCCGCATCGTGATAATGTTTAACAATACTATACTCGGGTGTTTTAAAATACGTTTCTTTATTTCCATGAGAAATAATCACTTCATTTACTAATTTATAATTAACAATTTCTGGTAATATATCTTTAATTATATTATTAGGTCTTTTCCAATTCAGTATAACTACACTGATCATTTATAATATAACAATTTAAAAAAATTAACTTTTTAAATTATAGTTAGGGTATAAACACACAAACGTTTTTATAATTCTCGATAAATCGTTTAATTCGTCGTAATTACACATGTCGTGATCAACATAAACTGTTTTAGTTTCGTGACACACATCAATCAATATACGGTATCCTTCATCACTTTCACCACCCGATGTAATTTCATTATACACTGGATAAACTAACGGTGTAACAATTTTTTTCTGTAATAATTGTTTCGATAAAATTCGTAAGCTATTCATTTCTTCTTAATAACTTTTAATTGTGTTGTTTTTTTAACTGCATTTCTATCACCTATTTTCATATTACCGTGTCTTGGATTAAACATCTTTTTGTGTGTTTGCCAATACTGCGGTGCACCGACTTTAAAGTTTTTTCGTAAAGTTGCTTTGTACCAAAAAACACAATCTTCTATTCTATTACTCTTAGACGTGTTATCCAATACCAAACACTCATAATTCTCTGTACACGAATCCATGACTTTATTGAACATTTCAAAAGTTGGAAAAATACCAAAAAAGGATTTATATAACTTTTCGCGATTTTGAATAATGTTTTCTCTTAAAATAAATACATAATCTACGTTTGCCCTGAGTGCTGGTGGTAAATCCATACAATACTGCATAGTTAACATAAAAAATATCTTCCAGTGACGACCGTTCATAAAACATTGTCTTATGCACGTGTCTTTCATAAATTTGGAATCGTACATACAATCATCTAAAAGAAGAAATGCACCACAATTACTTTTTCCAGCACCGACTAATTTTCGTTGTCTATCCATAACACGTTCTATAGCGTCCCTGTCGTAATCACCGTATATGAAAAGATCTGGTATGTATTGCTGGTAATAATGATTACCTTCTTCTGTTGCAGATAACACTATACCAGCTGGTAAATGCTTTTTGTGAAATAATATATCAGTTACCAAAGTCGATTTTCCGGTATTTCTTTTACCTATAAAAACACAAACTTTATCGTCGGCCATGTTTTCAGGCTTGAATTTTCTAAGTTGAAGATTCATTCTATGATACCGTATCGTTTTATTTCATAATATTTTACTCACACTTAATAAGAATGGCTGGACGTTTAAACCTTACTGCCACAGGTGTACAGGATTACTGGCTCACAGAAGAACCAGATTTTTCATACTTCCTGATGAATTTTAAACGACATACCAAATTTTCTACAGAAGCAGTAAAAACCCCGTTTGATGGGAACTGTAATTTTGATACCATTAATGAATGTCGTATACCCAATAACAAGGGTGATCTCATGCGAAGTGCTATGCTTCAATTTACTTTACCTCAACCCAAGACAACTAATAAAACTTTTGCAGTTACTGTTAGCGGTGGGTATTTTTATATAGACGGAATTAAACGAAATCAATTAACCCTTTATGAAGGCACTACGTATTTTTTTAATAACGCTGATCACGCAACACACCCTTTTAGATTTTCAGTAACATCAGATGGTACACATAACAGTGGTTCAGAATACACGACGGGTGTAACAAACCCGGGTTCATCTTTTATAACGTTTACCGTACCTATAAATGCACCATCAACCCTATACTATTACTGTAGTAATCATCCAGCGATGGGGTCGAATTTCAATATAAAACAACTCAGATACATGAGATCGATAGGATCAAGGATAATAGATTATGCAGATTTAATAATAGGTGGTCAAACTATCCAACGTATAACGGGTGATTACATATACATGTATAATCAAATACACGATACGTTTGACGATAACGACCAAACAAATTACTTTCTATCAGGACAAAATTATTACATAGTACCAGATACTGGAGAATATACGTATAATGTTCTTTTACCTTTCTATTTTTTTAGACACCCAAGTTTATCTATACCAATATGTGCATTAAGAAAACAAATTGTAGAAATACACATAAAATTCAAAAAAATAGAGGATGTCACACTCGCTTATACATTAAGTAATGGCGAAATAGAAAGTCCTCCATCTGATATATCAGCTTCCATAAAAGATGTTTCCTTAATAACAGATTTCTTTTACATAACAGAAGACGAAAAAAACTTTTTACTGACTAGTGAGAAAGAATACGTCATTACACAACTTCAAATGTCACAATTTAAAATGAATCCTTCTATATCCAAAAAATCAATTATGATTAATTTTAAAAATCCCGTAAAAGAGATGTTTTTTATGGCTGTAAGCGATGATTTAAGTAAATATAACCCAATAAAAAATGTTAATTTAAAATTTAATAATAATGTTATATTCGATGCCAATAATTTAACTCTGAGTTACGATCATCCACTCAGATATTATACAGGAACAACAAAAAATAATTTTGGTGTGTATAGCTTTTCATTAAAACCTGAAATATTTTATCCAACCGGACAA